TAGTAACCCTCTATTTCGCCTTTTTCGTTGCACTTCTCTGCTCTTAGTGTTTCAACAGGCATGTGTTCTAGTTGTACAATCTTAGTTCTGTCTTTTGAGTAGATAACTTGTATTGCACATTGACCCATCAGTTTTAAATCGTAGCATAGTTTTCTGGTACAATCTTTGTTAAACAAGGACATCATTTGTGCGTACTCATTAGGCTTTCTGTTTGAATCTGTAGCATCTAAGCCTTTTCCGTAAATCATCTCGCTAACACCATTTATAATAGCGTTATTTGTAGGACTTCCGTTGTATCTGTCTATTAGGTATTGAAAGTAGTTGTTATCTTCTCCATACTCTATGAAGTCTTTGCCTCTTACTTCCTTAACTTGTGGAGAAGTATAAGTGCTTAAATTAACAATACTTAAATCTGATTTATTTTTCATATTACAATATAATCATTATCAAAGACATCATTACCTGTTGGGATTGTGTACTCTCCACTATTTACTGAGTAACTAGATATTGTTTGGTCAGTACAGAAAACTTTATCTTTATATATTACATTACCTCCCTCTTTTAAAGTTAGGTCGTAAAACCTACCCTCTACAAGTACTGGACTTAATGCTTTAGATAACACTAAATAATTTTTGTCTGTTGTAGTGCTTACTGAGTATGTCGTTGAGGTGTTTGTTGAATCATCTCTTAGTATCATACTTACACTAGATGCATAACTTCTTGGTATTACTTTCAATGTCTGAGCTGATGCAGATGTCGTTAAGTGTATCATACTTATATAACGTATAAACTTTGAATTTTGTGTATAAAAAAAGAGGAGTTAAAAAACTCCCCTTTAAAAACAAAACTAATTTCAAATTATGAAAACTCTTATAAATATAAGAAATTATTTTTAGTTTGGTGTTATCTTACTACCTTGTGTAGCACCTGTAACAACTGTTGAAACTGTAAAGTCTGGTGGTGCAGTTTCTTGTGCAACAAATGTCAATGAGTAACCACTTAAGTCGCCCATAGCTGCTCCACTTGAAAATGTACCAGAAGTTAATTCAGCTCCATGTACTTTACCTACTAATAAATAATTACCATTGTAGTCCTCAACCCAAATATGTGGTCTAGCTACTGCAAGAAGTTTTACTTCCTCTTGTGTTTCTTTTTCTAGGAATGTAAAGTTAAGTGTTAGTGTGCTTTCGTAAAATGTAGTTCCGTTTTCTCTACTTGATGTTACAGCAGTTTCTAGTGTAGAATTTCCTTTGATGTCAAATTGATATACTGTAGGACTTCCTGCTACTGCTGAAATTTCATTAGAGGCAATTGTGATAGCGCCTAGTGTTCCATAATCAACAAAGTAAACGGACTTCAATCCACCTACTCCTGATTTACAGGGTAAAGCTCTACCTTTAGTTAATAAACAAGCCATAGTTATATTGGTATTAAAAAAGGGTAGGCAGTTTTGCCCACCCTTTTATATGTTAGTTAATTTAATTTATTAGTCGTAAAGAACTACGTCAGCACCTACACCGATTTGGCATCCTGCTGTATATCTCATTACTACTCTTACATTTTGTGATCCATCAATATCTGACATATCAATAACTTTTACTTCGTTTCTGTCGTTTAATAGACCTGTTCCGAAGAATAAGTTAGAGCTTCTTGCAGCGATTGCTTGGTTATCTCCAAAACCTGAAGATTGATAGATTCTTACACCATCAAAGAATAAGTTATCTAACGATTGGTTGTTACCTCTATTTTCGTAACCTGCTGCTCCTAAACCTGCTGCACCGAAACCACCTAAAGCTCTAATGTAAGCTCTATAGATGTTTGATGATACATACATAATTAGGTCATCTGCTCCGTAAACTCCTGATGGAATTGCATCTACAATCTTTCCTAATTCTGTGATTACGTTTGATGCTGTAACTGTTCCTGCTGTAACATCTACTACAGTAGAATCTGCTGTTGCTAATGTTACAAAACCATCAAAGTTACCCTCTCCTGAACTACCACTCCAAATAGAAGTTTCAGTTGCACTTGCAACCTCTGCTGCTACTCTTGCGATAACGAAATCAGAGAATAGTGGTGGTAGGTTGTCAAAAGCACTAAAGCCCATTTGAGCAGCTTCCCAATCTGCGTGTAATTCTTTCTTACAGATTTGTAGGTTTACTTGTAACTCAGTTGGTGTTAATACTTTTTCAGTAAGTGTAAGACCTGAAGTCGTTGAATCGAAATCACAATCAGCACTTCTTACTAAATTTGAAAATGCTCCTACTTTCATAGCAGCTTTGTACTTAATGTTTGGCAAAATAGTTATCGCAGCATCATCTAAGGTTTTTGCTGTCAATAAACTCGCAGCGATATACTTACCTGCAAATTCTCCTGCATAACTACTTGCTGTAATTGTTGGGTTTGGCATTTTATTTAATTTTAATTATTGGTTAATTTTTTCATTACTCTATCTAAAGCAGTTTCTTTTCTGTTTTGACCGAATCTTACTTTAAATTTCTCTTGTGCTTCTGGGTTGTGAGAGATAGGCTCAACAGCAGGAGTTTCGCTAAGTTCTTCTTTTACTTGCTCTGCCATTTCTTCTTTCTTCTCTTTTTCATCCTTAAGCTCTTTGATCATACCTTTGATTTCCTCAACTGCTGATTCAAATTCTTCTTTACGGACATATTGCATTTCTACTTCTTCTTCTTCTTTTTCTTCTTCCTCAACTTCTTCCTCAGCTTTGATTTCTTCAATAATACCATCTTCTTCGACTACTAAAGTTCTACCATCTTCCATTTGGTATTCTCCTTTAGGTACTGCTACCTTTTCATCTTCTGTAAGAATAAAGATTTCGTTGCCAGATTCAAAAGCCTCAGCTTCTAATACTGTTCCGTTTTCTAGCTTTAATTGAGCTAGTTCTAATGCTTCCTCAGTTAATTGAGTATCTTGCTCAATAGCTTCTTCTCCTAAGAAAGTCTTGATTTTGTTTAAGATTTCTGTTGATTTCATATTACTATAACGATGTTAAATTTATATTTGCATTTTCAAATTTTACCAATGCCTTGGTTTATTATATTGCCCTTACAGCACTTTACTGAATAGGTTTCGTCTTTACATAAACAACCTCTACGTCCTCCTCTTGGACTTGTTTTACTTGGTGTTTCAAATTTTTTCATCTGCCTTGACCTCTATATTTTTTTTTATATCCTGTTTGCCCTACACTAGCATTTTTGCTATGTGGGTGTGATTTGCGTTTATTCTTTCTATATACATTTACAACTTTTCTTGGCATTATGGTTTCTTAGGATGTCCTTTTGGTAGTAAGTCGTTGTCGCCTGTATATTTAGCGTTTTGTGGTCTACCATTCTTTATTAAGTATAAAAAAGCATTAACTCTCGCAAACGACCATTGTGATGCGCTTTTAATTTTAGGACTATGGGAAGTATTAAAAGCTCCAAGACCTCTTTGGAATACTGCCTTTAACATTCCTACATTTACACCATAGCCTAATTTCTTTTTATATCTTTCGTTAAATTCATCAGACTTTTTTTTTAGAGTAGCCTCATCTTCCTTTGATACTTTTGCGCCTCTTGTTGTTGAGGCATCGCCTTTTGCTGTACCTTTGCCTTTTGGGTTTTTGTTTGGTGTGCCAGACTTAGGTGCTTTAGGAGATTTCTTAATTCCTCCTCTTTTGCCTACCTCAGCCATCTTTACACATTTTCCATATACTTTCTTAAAACCTTTAGGACATTTTTTCATATCCTCTTTTATGTGTTTTTCACAAGGCATATACCAAGTTACTAACTTACCATCTTTGTCCTCTAAGTCATGTGTATGAAAACCTTTACAACCAATGTTCTTAGCCATTTCTTCTGCTTTCTCTTGTGTGGCATAAGCTAATCTGTCGTCTATGATTGCAAAATTGTCATCTATAACCATTGTAGCAAGTTGTATCTCGCCTAATTCTTTTAGTTTAGATTCTGACCATCTAAGTCCTGCTTTACCACCCCATAAAAGGTAGGAGATAGTACCACACGCTTTAGAATCTCCCTCATCGTAGTATTCTTCTGCTCTACTTAAAAAAGAGTACATTCTTTTTATTGTTTCTTTAGATATTGGTTTTCCTGCTGCTAATTGTGTAGCTCTTACTTTACCTACTTGTGTAGCACATTTGTTGTTTACTTTTTTGTTTAATTCTAAGCCTCTCTTAGCGTTGTTTTTTACGCCACTAGGGTAATCGCTATATGATTCTAGTTCACGCCTCTTACCACCCTTTAAGCGCTTGTCCTCTCTCACTATCGACCTTATATAAGACAACATCTCACTAGCCTCAGCTTCTTCGATGTCAGAAAAGTCATTTACAGGCTCTTTAGGTCTTTCCATACGGTCCGAAAAATATCCCTCAATACTAAAACCTTTAACCTTACCTGTTTTTACAAACTTCTTCCATATCTCATCATTGTTTACTTTTACTGCACCCATCCAAGTACCTACAGGAACATTCAATCCGTACTTACGAGATTTATCGTGTACCTCATCTTCTACTAACCAAGATTCTACTAATGTTAGCCCATTGATTGTATGCTGGTGTTCTAATGTAGCCTTTGATTGATTTCCATTCATTAAGTAAAGCTGAGAGGCTTTGGCTACTGTATCTCTTGAGAAATATATGTAGTATTCTTCATCCCCTTTTTTGCGAAAGATAGGTTTGTTAGGCACAAGTAAAGCACCCATCAAGATACGCTTTTCTTTATCTACCTCTGCTAGTTTTATCTCCTCGTTTTTAAGTGCGATAAAATCTTCTTCGATTGCAGGGTTTTCTACTACTGATATAGCTTCTATTCCTGTTAGCTCATCATCTCCTAAAATAAGTTCAACGATTCTCATATTATTATAACGTATTAATTTATTATTTTGTTTATCCTAAACTCGCACTAGTTACAATGTTTCTATCTAACTCTTGTGCTGTACTTACATCTCCACTTACTACAAAAGCTCTTGGTGGTGGTTGATTTCCTAATAAATCTGCTAATTGATTTGTACCACTCGCACCTATCGTATTGAATTGTGGAGGTAGTGAGGATGTAGTTGCAGGAACAGGAACACTAGTATCTCCACCTGTTGATCTTGCACCTAAACTTGCAGGAGGCTTTGGTGTTTGTGTAGATGTAATGTTTTTTACGTTTGCTATACCTGCTGCAATAACTGCTGCTGCACCAACAAAACCAAATATACCACCTTGTGCTAGTGCTTTGTTAGCTCCTGCAAATGTGTCTTGAATTGCTTGTACTACTGCTATGGCTTTTCCAAACTTTGAGTTTTGACCTACAATACCTGCTATGTTGCCTAATGTTTGTTTGAGTTGTGCTTCTTTAGCAAGACCTAAATCTTTTTCAAGTTTAGTTTGTTGCCTATTTGAATCAGCTTGAAATGCTAATAGTTCATTGTTAGCATCTTGAAAAGCCTGTGTGCCTTTTTCAAAAGTATCTCTTTTTGCTTTAAGCCTTTCTTCATCAATCTTTTTTTCTATTGCAAGGTTTTCTAATAAAGTTTCTATTCTTGTAACCTCGTTCAATTCCATTTCAGCGTTGAACTCTCTATCTAGTTTTTGCCTTTCAGCTTTTGCATCTGCATCAGATAATTCTAATTCTAACCTTTCTTTTTGTAATGCAACTCTATTAGATTCTTGTTCTGACATAAAACCCTCTATCTGAGCTTCTACTGCTTTCAATTCGTTTTTAGCAGATTGTAAAGCTAAAAAATCTTCTTCTTTTTTTGATAAGTCAAACTGTGCTTGTGCTTGTTCAATCATAAGATTAACATTTTCACGCATTTTCTTTTCTTGTTCTTCGAGGGTTGCTTTTAACTTGTTGTTAGCCTCTACTCTCTCATCAATACTTTTAAGGTCGTTATCTCTTATTTGTCTTTGTTTTTCAGCTTGTCTGTCAAATTCTTCTATTAAACCTTGATTTGCAATTCTTGCTCTTTCAGCCGATTTTCTAAGTTGTACATTAGCCTTTACATTTTCTGCTATTGACTTAATGCTAATTTTTCCAACACCCTCTACAACTTGGCTTCCTGCACTTCCAACTTCCTCAACAGCTTCTCCAAAATTCTCAACAATATTTTTTAAACCCTCTGCACCTGTATCTAAAGTTTCTCCTATATCTTGTCTTGTCTGTTTTATTGATTCGTTAAGTCTATCTATAGTTGCAGTATCGCCACTTCCAAAAAATGATTCTTCCCAGGCTAACTGAGCTTCTTGTAACCCTAGTTTAATACCACTCCAAATTAATTTAAAAGGTGTTAAAACTACATCTAATATTCCTCCCATTACTTTACCTAAAGCATCGAAACCATCAGTTGTAGAGGTAACATTATTAAAAACATCAACTAATACTTTAGAGATTTCTACAAAAACTTGATTAATAGTGCCTATAACAACTTTAAATGTATCGGCAACTTGTTGGTTACTTTCGATTGCACCTTTTAATAATTCAAATGCTTTTTGTACTAAAAAGATTACACCCCCTGCCTTACCTATTTCGCCTAGAGCTTTGCCAAAACTTCTTGAACTCTTTTCTGCTTTCTTTTGAGTTTGCTCATTAGCCTTAAGCTCTTTCTTAACTTCTTCTAATTCAAGTTTTAATTCTTTAATTTGTTTTATTGCTTTGTCTGCTGTCAGTTTAATTTCTGCTTCTACTATTGTTGCCATAAATCTTTTTTGAAATTGTTATATACTTCTTTTACACTTTCAGGAAACTTATATTTTCCTTGTGCTATTCTTATGTTTTCCGTTTCGCCTTTTGCATAAGGCAGTAAGTCTAATATATTTTTTATCATTATGTTAATACGCTATTTGTGTATGTTGCTTTTTTAACTATTAGTTCTAATTGTGATTTGCCAGTTGTTAAGTCGGTCTGTATAGAGTTTATATAATACTCTTGTGCCTTGATTACTATAATGTCATTTACAGAATAATTCAACACAAAACTAATTGGCAGATTAGCTGATACTTTTATTATTCTTCCATTTTGATTAAATGTTTGTATAATGTATTGCTCATAAAACCTACTAAATAAACTATTGCTATTTACATCCCCATTAAACTCATCATACTCAGCTCCAAAGTTTAAAGTGTGGTTTTCATCACTAGATACATTAGATGGTGCGTTATAGGCTGTAAGATTTAAAGATGTTATAGGATAGCCACCTACACCACTCTGATCTATAACTCTGTTAAAAAATATATAAGGTTTACCTAAAGCTGTAGAGCCACCATCATCTACCCACCAAGCTAATATGTTGCCTGTTGTTTCGCCTGAACTTGTTTCCTGGTTTATTAATACTGTTCTCTCAAAAGGTACATCTTGACTAAAAGATTGACCATCATACTTTTCTGGTGCTGAATAATTTAAATCTCCAAAGACTTGACCAAACTGATTCACAAATCTTATACTTGTTTGTGTTACAGGACTTGAATATCTAAAGTTTACTTGATTATAAGGAACAGGTCTGTCTATTGTGCTTTGTGATATATCTATGTGTTGTGTAATATCTCTTGTTGTACCAAGTGTCATAAAATCATCAAAGGTTTGTACAAAGATTGTACTGCTATCTTTTTTAGTGTAAGCAACTAAATTAAACATCTTAAATAAGCCTGTCAAAAACTCTATTACTTTCATTTTAGGTATATAGTCTTGTATAAATATGTTTGAGCCTAAAGTAAAGTTTGATGCAGTATAGTTATGTGATGTTGTAGCGTTTTTGTTGATTAACATTGATACTGCTGAAAATGTTATACTGCTTTCAGAGTTAAGTCTTATTTGGATGTCGTATGTTCTCTGATTTAAGTTACCACTTGTTAAATTAATTAAGGGTATTGTTTTAGACACACCACTTGTAAGGGATATGTTTTCTTTGTAGTATAAAAGCTCGTTTGTTTTTATATCCTTAACAATTACTTCTGCTTTTTTTGTAACACTTGGTGTAACACTTATTCTAATACTATAACTATCTCCTCTATCTACTATTAATGTGTCGTTTGTTAATACATCTCCATCTCCAGATGAGTATGTAAAGTCTGCAAATGTTAGCTTTTTATTTTTAGTAGTTGTATCTACTCCAAAAGTAGGTGGATCAGTTTCTGGTGCAGATATAGGAGATTTCTCTCTATGCAGCCAAAGATAAAGCTCATCAAACATATCACTACCAAAGAATGTTTTTATACTACCACTATCTGACATATTAAAGGTTATATCGTATTGTGTTTGGATAGCCTCTATGATTCTCTTTAGTTTTATAGCAGGTTTTAGGTCTGGTTGTAATACAGGAAAGTTTACATTGTGTAATTGGTTTGTACTGCCTGTATTGTATGTGTAGTAGTTTTTTAAAAGTATCAAAGGTACTACTATATTACGATTGGCTGTGTTTGTTGCATCTACTCCTGTACTTTGTAAGCCTACTTTAAAGGCTTGTAAGAAATCACTATTAGAATAGCTTATATCGTAAGTAGATAGACCATTTAAAGCATTTAAGTCCTCATCTGCAAATAGTTCTTTAAGACTATTAGGCTCTCCAAAAAACACTACCTTATAAGTATGTGGTAGATTGTCTTTCATACTTACACCATTTAGTCTTATCTTACCAGACTTGAAAGGTGTGTGGTTTATTTCGATTCTTGCATCTACTGTAAACCTAGCATCAAAACCATCTTGTATATCAAAGTTGTAATAATGCTGAAATAGTTTGTTGTTTACTTGTGAAGCAGGTAAATTAAACTGCTTTGAGAAAGGTGTAAATACTACACTTATATCTGAGATATTTTGTATTGAATCTGTGATACTAATACTTTCATCTTGGAATAAATCAACTCTAGTATCTTGTATAAATAATTGTACTTCACGCCTCATACTATGTTATTGATAATATCGTTTGCATCCTCTACCTCTAGTGTGTACTGAATTAGCTTATCGTTTAATGATGTCTTTTTAGTCAAGGAGCTTGTTACTACTGTAACAGGATGTAATACATTACCTACAAATATCCATACATACTCACTTAGCATTATATCTTCTATTACTGCATTGTAAGCCTCTGCTAGATAATCTGTGTTTAAGGTAAAACGCTTTCTACCTGTTTTGTTAAATGTTTTTGTTTGATGTGATTTTTGGTCGTAATTAGATGTAGATTGTACAAATAAGTTACGTTTGAATGTTTCGCTTTTTGTGTTTATGCTTTCTACAGATTTTAAAAAGAAGTATTGGTCTTGTGGTATGCCGTTCTTGTTTATAAACCTCATTTGTACAGGAGTGTACTTAGCACTACATACTCTTTCAATAGTCCAAGTATAATTACCTGATGCAGCTGCAACACTTGTTGCTGAGGTACTGATTGTTGTTTTAAAAGCAGAGCCTGATTTCATATCCCAAGCAAACCCTGCTGTATTGTCTGGTAAATAAATGATTTGACTACCACCTGTATTTGTTAGTTCAAAATCATCTGGGTCAAAGTCTTGATTCACACCACTCCAAAACTCTGAATATCCATAATACCCTGTATGTGTTACTGCGCTTTGAGCTGTGCCTGTACCTCCACCATCTACTGCTGTAAAGGTTGTTATAACATAAGATATGGCTACTGTATCTATCGTGCCACCTGTAGTACCACCATAGGTTGCAGTATAATAGTCTTTGGCTAATGTTGCTATCTCGAATACTGTTCTGTTGCTTGTTGCGTTTTTAAGTATCGTATAACGCAAAGTACCATCTATAGTAAGTGCCATTTGAGCTGATAAATGACCACCTGTAGTAACTGTAACAAAATACGGACTTCTTAATAATATATTTGCCATAACTAATTCTTATTCATATTTGCAGGGAAAAACTTCTCATCTTGTTCAATGTCAAAAATAAAAGCATCTCTTAATTCATTTGGTAAATATTTAAATGCAGCTTGAAATGGCTTAGTAAAAAAATAACTAGGCTTGATTCCATTGTTAAATACACTTCTTGCAATAAGATACTGTAAAGTCTTTCTAGGTATAAACTTACCTTTTTCATCTCTTACACCTTTTAAGCCTTTGCGAATTACCCATTGACTAAATGCTTTTGATGGAGGCATCTTGGACTTATAACTATATGTAGTGTTATATTTGTTTTTTTTACCACTAACACCCAAGTCTTGAAAGAAACCATATTCTTCCATGCTAAATAGTAAATCAATACTATCTCTATATCTATTTATTTTATAGTCTAAACTATCGTATAGTTTTTTAGTAGAGTTCTTTTTGTTTCTAGTTAGGTTGCTTCTTGATTGTTGTACAACATACTTAGCAAACTTATTTAATATTTTCTCTACCTCCTCTAACTGCATACGTTTATATCGTTACTAATTAATACATTAAATGTACAAGCTACACCTGCCATTTGATTCTCAAATCTTTCATAGAAGAACTCGCAAGAAGCATCTCCATCTAATTGATATTTGTTTTGATATAGTGTTCCTTTGCTTAGTAGTCCTACTAATTTATTAGCTACAGCTAGTTGTGTGTTTAGAATGTCTTGCTCATTGTTGTTGCCTCTAAATACGTCTGTTACTTCATCTTTGGATTGGTCTACTACATCCATGCACATTACTGTTATGTTGAAGTTGAGGACTTGTTCCTGAATGGTTACGTTGTTTACTATTATATGACTTAGAGGAAAGATTGTTTGCTTAGATAAGTCTATGTCGAATATATCGCCTGTTGTTACTGTATTGACATTCTCATCTGCTAATAAGTTAGTCTTAATAGTGTCTGTTATTTGATAATAGCCTCTTACTCCTTGATTCATTTGTTAAATTTACTTTTCATTTGTTTAGCCTCTGCTTCAGCTTTGTCTTTCATAAAACTTAAAGCATAAAGGCAGGTGTGTATGTTTAGTTTAGTGATATTCTCAAATCTTCTAATATCTCCTTGAGAGAGGCTGAAAAGTGATTGATACCATCCCCACTTTCTTCCAAAATTTGCTGCTGAACTAAGGTCATCTCCTCCTCCTGCAAATAACTCATCATAGCTTGTGATAAGTCCATCCCTAAATGATAAAAAAAAATTATAGAACTAAGTACAGCATCCATTGGCATACCTTTCATAACTTCAGTTTGTTCGCCCTTATAATCTTCTATAATGTATTTATCTTTGTGTCTTTGTTTGATAGGTCTGTAAAGAACTCCCATAGCTCGGTGTATATTTGACATATCTCCTATGTAAGTATCTAAGTCTATATATTCTCCAAAGCTCATGTCCTCTAATTTAGGAATAAAGCCATAGGTCTTACCACCCATCTTAAACTCTTTTACTAGCTGAGGCTTTTCGTTAAACATATCTGACAGTATTGTTGTTATGTCTTTTATGCTGTTAGCTTTCATAGCTAGTATTGTATCGCCTCTTAGACCACAAAATATTTCTATCATTTTCATAGCTAAGAAGTTTACATCTTCATTATCTTCTTGAATCTTTAGATACTTTTGATATTGACCTAAAGTAATCTCACTTAAAGTGTCTGGGATATATACCTCTACTTTCATATATATATAACGAAGAAATAAAAAGTTTTAGAGCATAAAAAAACCCCTACTTTCGTAGAGGTCTTTATAGTGAGTTTGTTTATTAATCTCTCCATCCTTTCTTACCTGCATTACGCAATCCTTCCCTTAACGCTTTGTCCCAAAAATCTTTTACTAATTTTTCAACATCAAAGGCTAGAGCTAAACCATCTACAACTTTTAAAAATCTTATAGCATCTTGTTTAACTATTTCTCTTAAAGATTCCATTTGCTTAATATTGTTAGTATCATAAGCATTTAGGTTTACTGAAATTCCATACTCAAAAAATAAGTCTGTAATTAATTGTTTGTTTTGTTTTTCCATAATTGTTTTGTTTTATTATTATGATGTAAATATACAACTATATTTTAGTTTTTTAACTATTGTTAAGAACTTTTTTTTATTATTTTTATCTAACAGAGAAAAACACTATAAACTTTAACATTTCTTTAACATAATTTTAACACTTATTGTATTGCATAGTTACCTCTATTTGGGTTTCTAAGTTGCATCATTAAAGCGTATCTTGCTGCATCAATACAATCTGGGTGTGTTCCTGTAGGTTTTTGTAGATTGTTACCCTCTTTGTCTTTATCCCATACATAGCCTTGTAGTTCCCTAATTAGATTCTTAGAACTTGATGTTATATAGATTTCGTTTTGGTTGATTAGGTTTATTCCGTAGACTATAGAATCTCTACCCTTTGATACAGGAAATACTTTGTGTCCGTAGTTTCTTAGTTCTTGTATTGACTTAGGCTCTGCACTATCAGCGTATATGTTTTCTCGTATGTCGTTTTGCTTGATGAAGTAACTTAAATCTCTATTCAACATTCCCTTTCTATAAAGTACCTCATCAAAGATATAAGCATGATTCCATTTGTAAAGTCTGATAATCGTAGATGGGTCTACTGAATATCCAAAGTCTAACCCTGAGCAAAGTAATCTAGCTTCTTGTGGGATATTGTCTATAGGTTTCCAATCAGGAATACACACACCCTCTAAACTACCTATTTGTCCTAGTCCGTAAACTTTCCACCAATTTGCCCAATAGGTTGAGGTCTTGGCTTTCTCTTTAGCTTTCTCTATTTCTTTGACTATTGATTCAGGTAGGCTGTCATTGTCTTTGTAAGTAAGTGTTATGAAGTTCGCATCTTGCTGCCCTATTAGTTCTTTGTCTACCCAAAACAAATTAGCAGGATTGTAGTCAAGCCATATATTGCCTGATGTTCTAACAGCTAATTGTTGGTAGGAATCAAAGCTCACATTGTTACACTCGTTTATAAATAAGTCTGTTCTTCTTGCGCCTCTTAGTTTGTCTGGTTGGTCTGTACTAAAGAACTCTATGTAACTACTATTGCTAAATTCGTATTTTAAGGTACTCTTATTGAACTTTCTATCATCATACCTATTTAACCCCTTTAAGATGTTTAGAAAGTCTTTTAAAGCACCTCTACGCAAGTGTGGTATTGATTCTGCTACTATGCTTATTTCTTTTCCCTTGTTTCGGATTGCATAGTCTATAAGTATTGCTATGATTGCTATTGTCTTACCTGCTGAACTTCCTCCTCTAATTATACGAACTCGTTTCTCAAGTTCTCTGAGTTTATTAAGTGCTGAGGTTTTGGTTACTTGCATTAATCAATAAATAAAGGTACATCTTCGTTTATGTGAATGTCCTTAGTTTCTTTGGGTTTACCTGCTACATAGTTGTAGTATAGTTGTACATATTTAAAGTCGCCTTTCTCTAAACCCTTTTTTAGAGCTTCAAATGCTAATGGCTCAAGTGGTGTAAGTTTCTCTATTAGTTTTACTTCTTCTGTCTTTGGTTTTCTACCTGCTCCCTCACGCTTTCCTCCATTGTGTATTCTTTTATCCATAATTGAAAAAGATTGATTAATCAATTATATAACGCTACTTTTCTTCTTTTTTGTCAAGCTGATTTTTTATTACCTCAACACTCATATAGATTTGACTTACTATATTCTCTAATCTTTTTATTCTTTGTATTTGTGTAAACTTCTTTGGTTTCATTCTGTTCCTGATATTATTTGGTCGTGTGGTAGTCTGTTACGATTGTATTGTTCTACTTTCCATTCCAAACTTCTTTTATAATCTCCAAACTGTTCATCATAACCCTGCTCAAACTTATCTCCCTCTATTTCTTTTTGGAGATGGGCGAGGCTGCGCCAAGCAATCTTTGCAGAATGACGAACTCCATCAATATCATACATACCATTTTCCATTAGGTGTCGCATAAGTGCATCTAGGTCGTCTTTGCTTTTTTCTCTATCCCAATGTATCTCCTCATCAGGATGATGTTGTTTACTTCCTATGTAGCTTACTCTTGCTACTTCGCATAGTGCATCAGGAAAGTATTTTATTAGTCCACTATACAAGGGTATTTCTTTTCTCTTTTGTTTGTTCTTTTCCATTTAATTCTTTTAAGTTTAGTTTATCTACTATTTTAAGTAACCTCTTTAAGTCTTTTTCTTTAGTGTGGTCTATTATGTGGTTTATTAGTGCTTTTCTTAATTTTGATTTGTTTCTTACTCTTAGCAGCACTATATCAAAATACTTATCCAACATAGGATTGTATCTTCTATGAGTTTCAAAAGATTTTAAACTATGTAGAGCTGTAGCATGGTCGTAGTTCTTTCCTTTAGATTCGTAAAAGTCTTTTATCTCTTTGAATTTCATATTACAATGATGCCTCAACATAAACGTCAATAAAGACCTCATCTCAATATACTTTCTTTTGCGTGTGTTATCAAATACATCTATGCCAGATATATCTATGATGTGTTTTGCTATTTTGTTTGCTTCTTTCATAAAGTTCCTTTTATGCAGTAACTATCTAAGTCGGCTGCGTTAATAAAAAATGTTTCGTAAGTTTCAAGAGCATCTAAAACTCTTTCTTTGCCTAGATTGTAAAACTCCTCGCTGACATCATAAATGCCAATATCGAGTGAGCCTTTGTCAATGGCTATAAACTTAAACTCCTCGTAAGGCTTGTTAAATAATTCACAATATATATAAACTTGACACATATAAGAAAACTTACGAGCTGAGTATGGAAATGCTTTTAGGTCGCTTGTTGTTTTTAAATCAACCACCCTATAAGAATCAAGGACATCTGCCTTACCTCTAAATGGGTATTTGTTGCCACTTCTTGCTGTTATATATCCTATTGCAGGAACTTCAAACTCGCAGTTTGTTATTAGTTGTAATGCGTGTTCGTTTCTTAGAAAGGCATCAGCTAATCTTTCTGCATCTCTCTTTTCTTTTATTGTAAACACTCTGCCATGTTCTTCTTTAGCCAACTTGTAAGCCTTTGTGTTCTTAGATTGTACATCTACAAAGATTTGCTCCTCAAATAATTTAGGCTCTAATATACAGGCATGAAAAAGCCAACCATCCCTAAGACCTTGCGTAGAGGGAGAGCCATACTCCATAATGTATTTGTATTTCTTAGGACTATCTAAGAGTAGTTTGATTGATGAGGAGCTTAGTGCAGCTTTGCCCAAGTAGTCGTAATAGAAATCGTCTGATTCCATTAGCTTTAGTATCTCATCCTTTGTAAAGCGTTCTCCGTTTAAGAGTTCAATACTATCCATAGTGTAATAAGTATTAAGCCTAAGTAACTAAATGCTAAGGCTCTCATTTTGTTTTCGTAGTTTCTCATTTTCTTTTTCTATTTTTCTAGCTCTTTCTATAGCTCTGTTTTTTGTTAGTCTATATTCTGAAAGTGCTTTTTTATATAATCGTATGTTGTTTGAGTATTCTTGAAAGTAAAAGACAACCCTGACTAAAGATTCGGACATCTTCTCTAAATTCTTTGTTTTTCTTTTATCTAATTGGGAGGAAACAATAGATGTTAAGAAATTTAAATCAGACCAAATCTCTAAGTCTTTAAGGTTGTCTATCTTTTTATCCACAGTAATTCTTAGTCCAACATTCAAAAGTTTCATTCCATACCATAGGCTTCCAATTAGGGTCAAGCTCTGACCTCCATTGAAACGTACCTGTAACTGCATAATCTTCTAAGATTACTAATTCATCTATAAGTTTTTTCATATTATTTAGTTTTACCATTTTTATATGTTACGCCTTTGTAACTTATTGTTGTATTCGGATATTTTTTTGAATAATCTATAAATCTTTTGTCTATAGATTTAGTAGTTACAAGTTTGTCAAATGCTTGTTCTATTAAGTTTCTTTTCATAATTATTTAGTTTTATTTACTGCAATATACAAAATAAAATGATATAAACAAATGTTAATTAATTTTTTTTTAAAACCTACACTTTTCTATATCCCATTTATGCCCTAACTTATTCAAGTAATCTATTACATTTGTTCTTTCTATCACACTCCATTTATTGTTGTAGTAGATTTGTGTTACCTCACATTTGTCTAGTGGTATGTTTAGTTTGTCGTTATTGAAAGTGTGTTCTATTTTAAGAACTATAGCTTTTTCTCCCCACCTGTCTGCTATTCTTTGCAGAAGAAGTTTTTGACCTATTGGTATTTTGT